TTTTTTGAATGTATGTATAATAACTCATTAATATCGTTGGAAGGTGCACCCCAAACTATCGGAGGTAATTTTAATTGTAATGGTAATACGTCATTAAAATCGTTAAAAGGTGTACCTAAAAATATTGGGGGGGATTTTATATTTGAGTATAATACATCGTTGATATCATTTAATGAATTTCCTAAAGAAATTGGAGGTAATGTTATTGTACGCAATAATAGATTAAAAGTGTCTGAAAAATATATAAGAAGTATAAGTAATGTTCGTGGTAGTATAAAATTAAATTAGATATTTATAAAATAAATTATATAAGGAATATAAAAAATGAATAAAAGTGTAAGTGTACTAATAGTAATAATTATAATATTCAGCTCAATGCTGATATACAAATTTTACGAAACTTCAAAATTAAATGAAAATTACGTATCATTAAAAAATGAAGTTGCAAGAAAAGATAAAGTAATATTAAATAAAGATAGTAGTTATTCTAAATTAATGTTAGAATATGTATCTCAAGATAGCATGGAAATAATGCTTAAAAAACATAACGCAGATTTGTTAAAGGATATAAAATCTAAAAATCAAAAGATTGCGTTTTTATCATCAGTAACTGTATCACCAGAAACTGTAATAGTTTCAAATGAAACATTCATTAGAGATAGTATACTATTTTTTAAAGGTTATACTGAACCATATACTGTTAATGGTGAAATATATTTAAGCGATTATAAAACTAGAAAACTTACAGTTGTGATGGATGATTTTAAATTATTGGTTACCGGTGGAAAGTTGCAAAATGGTATGTTTAATGCAACTATTAAGTTTACAAATTTGGATAATAAGCCCCTTAAGATGTTTAAAGTTGTAGATATAGAGTCGGCTATCAATACTAATGTAGATAAAGAAGAAGATAAATTTATACAATTTGGAATTGGTGGTGAATTTGGATTAAACGACACTAAACTTGGAATGGCGTTTAATATACTTAAAAATAATATTATTACTGTAAATTATAGTGTGGTTAATTTTGATATAAATTCATATATTGATTATTCACATAAAATTACAGTAGGGTATTATAGGATGTTTTAATATGCTGAAGAATTTAGTTGACAAAAATATAGTTCCCGAAACGGCAAAAACACTTAAGCAAATAATTCAAGAAGAGTACGTTAGGTGTCTTAATGACCCTGTGTATTTTATGAGCAGATATTGTTATGTACAGCATCCTATTCGGGGAAAGATACCGTTTGTGCTTTATGAGTTTCAACAGGAAGTTTTGTATAGTTTAAAAGACCATGATTATAATATTATATTGAAGTCTAGGCAGCTTGGTATATCAACGTTAGTTGGTGCATACAGTTTATGGCTTATGATGTTTAATAGTGATAAGAATATATTGGTTATTGCTACAAAACAAGAAGTTGCTAAAAATTTAGTTACTAAAGTTAGAATCATGCATGAAAACTTGCCAAGTTGGTTAAAGAATTCTTGTGTTGAAGATAACAAACTTTCGTTAAAATTTAAGAATGGTTCTCAGATAAAGGCTGTATCTAGTTCACCTGATGCCGGTCGTAGTGAGGCATTAAGTCTTTTGATTATTGACGAGGCTGCTTTTGTTGAATCTATAGACGAAATATGGGCATCCGCTCAACAGACTTTGGCTACCGGTGGTAGGTCAATCGTTTTGTCAACTCCGAATGGGGTTGGTGGATTTTTTCATAGAACATGGGCTGAAGCTGAACTTGGACAAAATAGTTTTAATACTATTAAATTGGATTGGACTGTGCATCCAGAACGAGACCAATCGTGGAGAGATAAACAAGATGCAATATTAGGTGTAAAGTTAGCAGCTCAGGAGTGCGATGCATCATTTATATCATCTGGTAATAGTGTTGTTCCACCTGAAATTTTAGATTTTTATAACAATACATTTACAGAACAGCCAATTGAAAAAAGAGGTATAGAATCGGCATATTGGATATGGCAATACCCAGATTATAGTGTCGATTATATAGTAAGTGTTGACGTTGCACGTGGCGATGGGAACGATTATTCAGCATTTCAAGTATTAACTGTTAATACGTTAGAACAGGTTGCTGAATATAAAGGAAAGCTTGGAACAAAAGAATTTGGTAACTTTTGTGTATCTGTTGCTACTGAATATAATAATGCTTTACTTGTAGTGGAAAACGCAAACGTTGGGTGGGCTGTTATTCAAGAAATAATAGATAAAAATTATTTAAATTTATTTTATAGCTCTAAAGATTTAGCACTTGTTGATACAACCGTGTCAATCGGAAAGAGATATGATTTAAAAGAAAAGTCTCAGTTAACAGCTGGATTTACTACTAGTTCTAAAACAAAACCTCTAATTATATCTAAAATGGATACATATATTAGAGAGCAAAGTATTGTTATAAAAAGTAAACGATTAATTTCAGAATTATTTACTTATATATTTAATGGCTCTAAAACTGAAGCTATGCATGGTTATAATGATGACTTAGTAATGGCATATGCTATTGGATTATGGGTTAGAGATACCGCTATTAGGTTAAGAAACGAGGGTATAGAATTACAAAGAAGTGCATTATCTGGAATAACTAAGGTTGCACCAGTTATGATTCAAAATGCACCTAAAAATAATTCATGGGATTGGCAATTAAACGGTAAAAAAGAAGATTTAACTTGGTTATTATGATATTTATATACTGTTATACTTTAATAATATTATAAACAAAAGGACGTTATGGCAAATACATCATTATTTAGTAGATTAGAAAAGTTATTTTCAAGTGACGTTATTGTACGAAACGTTGGTGGCAAAAAACTAAAAGTTGCTGATACTAATCACATCCAAAGTATGGGTGGTCTTGAGACTAATTTTTTAATTGACAGATTTACAAAACTCCATACAGGTGTCCGTCCATTGGGTGGGCAAAGTGGGTATGGGGGTAGTGGATTTGGTAGAGGAATTGCGGGTCCTTATCTTGCAGCTAGAATGGAGTTGCTTACTGATTACGATTCAATGGATACCGACCCGATAATTGCGTCTGCGTTGGATATTATGGCAGATGAAAGTACTGTTCGTTCTGAATATGGACATTGCTTAACAATTAAATCAGAAAACGATAAAGTAACAAAAGTTTTAGAAAACTTATTTTATGATATATTAAATGTAGAGTTTAATTTGTGGTCATGGGTTCGTGGTATGTGTAAATACGGCGATTTTTTCTTAAAGCTTGATATATCTGATAAATTCGGTGTAGTTAACGTACATCCAATATCAGTTTTTGAAATATTAAGAGAAGAGGGGTTTGACCCAATGAACCCATCAAGTGTTCAATTTACAGTTCAGAATGCTGCGTATATACAATCTAGAGTAGGACCCAATGCACCTGTATATCAAAATTATGAAATAGCACATTTTAGATTATTAGGCGATTCAAACTTTTTACCTTATGGTAGGTCTACGATAGAACCTGCTAGAAAGTTATGGAAACAGTTGGTTTTGATGGAAGATGCTATGTTAATTCACCGTATAATGCGTGCTCCTGAAAAAAGAATATTCAAGATAGATATTGGAAATATACCGCCTGCTCAAGTGGACGAATATATGAAGCAAGTAATGGATAGAATGAAAAAAGCTCCATACGTTAATCCAGAAACCGGTGATTATAACTTAAAATATAATATGATGAATATTACCGAAGATTTCTATTTGCCTGTAAGACCCGGTGATAGTACAACTAGCATTGAAACTGCAAAGGGTTTAGAATTTAACGCAATAGATGACATCGAGTATTTAAGAAATAAATTATTAAGTGCATTAAAAATCCCTAAGGCTTTTTTGGGGTTCGATGAAAAATTAGGTGGAAAGGCTACATTAGCAGCTGAAGATGTCAGATTTGCAAGAACAATAGAACGTATTCAAAGAATTATAGAAAGTGAATTATATAAAATAGCAATTGTGCATTTATATTCTCAAGGATTTGAAGATTCTGATTTAATAGATTTTAGTATTGCGTTAACCAATCCGTCTACAATATACGAACAAGAAAAGCTTTCATTATTAGAACAAAAAATAAAAATAGCGTCTGATTTAAAAGACATGAATGTATTATCTTCAGATTGGGTATATTCTACTATTTTTGATATGAGTGCTGATGATGTTGATGAGCAACGTGAGTTATTAGCGGATGATGCACGTAGAAAATTCAAATATAAACAAATGGAAGATGAAGGTAATGACCCAGAAAAAACAGGGCGTAGTTTCGGTACCCCGCATGATTTGGCAACTATGAATATATTAGGTAGAGAATATAGTGTAACTAATCAAGAAAAGATGGTAAAGCCAACTAATAGTAATGGTGAAGAAGTTGATTTTGGAGCTACTAATATTAGAAGAAATGAAAAGGGAAGTTATGCTAAAATGGGTATGACATATGGACAGGATGAACATCCTAGAGGAAGAGACCCATTAGGACAAGACGCATATTTTAATACTGTTGCAAATACTCATATGGGTGCAAGTAAACGTCCTAATTATACTAATAGAAGTCCATTTCCAATGGAATCTATCATTAAGGAAATACAAAC